TTGAGATCACCGTGTGAATCCATGATAATGGCCAGAGATGTTGCACAAAGAACGGGGAAAGAAATGTCAGAACCCATATTGAAACCACCACTCTGAACCTGATAGTGATGGCATGGGGAACGACACGCGCAGTTCGTTAATGGAACGACTTTCCCGCCCACTCTTTTGTAATAACGGGCTTTATAGGAATACCCTCTAAGGAGATCCTCGTCTTCTTCGTTTAAGGCAAACTGATCTACAAGTTCATCACAGGCAAGGGCCATGATGTCCGTATGTAACAGATCGGTAGCTGACTTTAAGTCGCCAGAAACGAATTTCAATGAACCGAGGATACTCCGAATAAAGGGCGACACGTCTTCGCACCAATCTTCGATCTCACGACCAAAGACAGATGACTTGAAACGACGAATCCTTCCACCCATTAAAGAATTAAAAAAGTGGTACTTATCGCACCCGGCGGAACCGATCGTTACCGTGCGATGCTTTCCTCCCGTATAAATGATCTTCGGGATGACAGCATAACGATCGTGAAAAAGGTCTTCGCTCGACTGATAATGGAAAGCACGTTTCCCACCCTCTAAGGCTGACTGCTCTATACAGCTTTTAGGGGAACAGAGGGGAGACAGTTTATCCCAGGCGAAGTCCTTTGGCTTATGACACAGGTGCCGGAAAAGACGTTTAAAGAAAGTTAGAAAATCAGGCGGTAAATTATCCCTAGGAGGTGTTTTCATGACCTCGAGATAGTCCGATAAAAGAGGCGGAGAGAGTGGATTTCCGGGAGCAAAGACTTTCTTCCCCATATAGAGAGAAAAGCCCAAATCCACTTGTCGTCCCTCCGGAACCTCAATACCGGGATATAAAAATTTAAACGACGGATCACGATTAGCCGATCCCAAGCACGACTCCATCGCACGATTGGCATCCTGTTTCGAGAACCTGACAGTGGGCTCAACTCTGCAGCCCAAACCTGCGGCAAAAGACCTAAAGCAGGAATTACAGTGTTCATCTCGAATGTGGATGGCGTGCTCCACGTCTGTCAAGGATGCATTCTTATTCGCCCACTGAAGAAGAACCTCCTCAAGTTGATCTTCTGCGGACTTGAATGCACGACAGGCAAGGAAAAATGGAGAGGGCTGTTCGAGAGAGGTAGAAACTCGTTGAGAAAAGAAGCCAGGATCGAAAGGCCTCTTTCCAAAGAAATCTCGAACTAAAGGTCGGTTTAGGAGGATCCTACCGAACAACGGCTTCCTGTGAGGACAGTCCATCCGTCGTATATTGAAAATAGAAGGGCAGTTTTGTGACATGCCGAGGTCGATAGGGCTTTCAAGAATCTCCCTATCGAACGGGTCGAACTCACACCCGCTGAGGCTAACGCAATTATCGGCAACAGCACCAACAGGGTCAGTGGCAAGGGCCCCCTGACAGTGCTGTCGGTATCCAGTCGTCTGCGTACTTTTAACAAAAACATCCGTAAAACCCGAGCCAGG